TGGGTGCGAACTTAAAATAACCCGCAAGCAGGCGGAAGCTTTAAAACATTTATATAACTGGCACCAGATAAAGGAGCGCTTGAATCTTTCTTACTTACAATTTAGGCGCACATTAAAACCAGTTATTGGTTGTGATGACTTTGTTATAGTTGATTGCGGGGGAATCTGGATTGGAATAACACCAGAAGGACACCGCCACAGCTGACAGGCTGACAGGCAAACACCCCGCAACAAGCCCGGCAAATTGACGCCGGGCTTTTTTTATGCGATAACTCTTACATATTAAATTTAATCAATTACAGGAGTTAAAGAATCATGATTAAAAGTAAAATAAATAATCTATTAGAAAATATAATAGAAGATGACAACGACATTACCCGCAGATCTTACCGCGGTTGGATTACTGGGGATTATGGCGGGTATGATTCATATATAAAAAACATGGACCGTATAAGACACGCCACCACGCTTAAAAGATTAAGAAGCTTCACGATTGAAAGCTTTACTTCATTTATAGCACATGAAGCGGGGGCGTCTTATGGATACGCACAAAGCGCAATCGTAAACTATTTTAAACACTTAGATTTATTGACCGGGCGCGCATACGGGGAGCATTTAAAAATTTTAACTATGCGCCTGATGGAAGAACTTGACCAGACCTTCACAGAATTACACCCCGACAGCAACCGGGCGCCCCTGACAGAAGCGGGAGAAAACGCGCTTAAGTAAAAAAACATAGACAATTAAAAATTTTTTCTATATTGTTAAATTAAACCCGCCCGAAGTTTTGGCGGGTTTTTTAATGCACGCGCGAACCCTCAGCAAATCACTTACATAAAAAAGCTGCAGCTGCACAGCGCGACAACTTACCCTATAAAATACCCTGACCGGACCGGATACGTTCCCAGCTTCGCACGTTCAGGACCAGTAAAACGCAAATTATATATTTACGGGTTAAACAAGCGGACGCCGGACCCGCGCCCGTGGTCCAATTGTACGAGATCCGATTCGCGTGGTTTATGGACCGTGGACCGGCACCAGATCCGCCCGGAAGATCCGCACGCTTCCCGGAAGATCTTCCGGGAAGATTCAAAACTGGACTCAATCGCACGGCGCGTGGTTTTTGGTTACTGGTTACTGATTTTTGTAAGGATTCCGCGGGTTATAGAGATTCGGACCAGATTCGACCGTCCCGACGGACCTGTAACAGGGTCAAGGTGCATGTTTTCCACAAATAATACATAGTATTTTTCTACAAAGTGCGTTAATATAAGATAAAACCCACAGGTACCCTAAGGGTCCCCCGGAGCTACAATGGAAGCACAAGAAGTAACCGCAAAACGATTAAAGCTTGAATTAAGACTAGAGCAGTTAAAAAAGATTGATTATTCAAAAAATAATTTTTTGTATTTCGTAAAACAAATGTGGCCTGAATTTATTGCAGGAGCGCATCATAAGATCATAGCAGACAAGCTTGAGGGCATAGCAACGGGTGAATTAAAAAGACTTATTGTCAATATGCCTCCGCGACACACGAAATCTGAGTTTGCCAGCTATCTCTTTCCAGCGTGGATGATAGGCCGTAAGCCTACGATGAAAATTATACAAGCAACACATACGACAGAACTTGCAGTAAGTTTTGGCCGTAAGGTTAAAAACCTTTTGGAACGTGACGACTACAAAGAAATATTTCCTGACGCTAATTTATCTGCTGACAGTAAAGCATCAGGGCGTTGGGATACAAAAGCAGGCGGTATGTATTACGCCGTGGGCGTTGGATCAAACCTAGCGGGTCGTGGTGGCGATCTTATTGTTATTGATGATCCACACTCGGAACAGACAGCCATGTCTAATTCTGGTTTTGAAGATGCATGGGAGTGGTATACTGGGGGCCCCCGACAGAGACTACAGCCCGGTGGTGCTATTGTTCTTGTACAGACAAGATGGTCACAGAAAGATATGACAGGACAGTTGATTAAATCTATGGCTAAGGATCCCCTAGCTGATCAATGGGAAGTCATAGAGCTACCAGCCATTATGCCCAGCGGTTCTGCCTGCTGGCCAGAGTATTGGTCTTTACCAGATCTTGAATCTGTAAAAGCGTCAATACCACCGTCCAAATGGAATGCACAGTATCAGCAAAACCCTACAGGTGAGGACAACGCTATCATTCCACGCAGCTGGTGGAAACGATGGAAAAAGAAAAACGTACCTGATTTAAAATATGTAATACAGAGTTACGATACGGCATTCACGAAACGCGAAACATCAGACTATTCTGCCATTACAACTTGGGGTGTATTCTCACCAGAAGAAGGTGGACCACCAGGATTAATACTATTGGACAGTAAAAAGGGACGTTGGGACTTTCCGGAACTCAAAGGTATTGCGTTAGAAGAATATGAGTATTGGGACCCCGACACTGTAATCGTGGAAGCAAAAGCAAGTGGGCTGCCTTTGACACACGAACTACGGAACACGGGTATCCCTGTCGTAAACTTTACGCCTTCTAAAGGTAATGATAAGGTATCGCGTGTACATTCGGTATCACCTTTGTTTGAAGCCGGTATGGTATGGGCCCCCGAAGAGACGTTTGCAGACGAGATGATAGAAGAGGTTGCAGCTTTTCCAAATGGAGAGTATGATGACCTTGTGGATAGTATGACACAGGCCTTGATGAGATATAGACAAGGCAACTTTGTAAACCTGCCATCGGATGATTGGGGAGATGAAGAATTGAAAGAAACAAGGATAAGGGCTTATTATGGATGATTTTATGAAATTAATCCAGTGGATTAATGGTGAGCCTTTTGCTGTTGGTCTACATAGAAAGAAGTTTTTGGTTGGCGGATTTGAAAACCTTGCTGATGTAGAAAGACAAGCTTTAATGTATGAAAGAGACTGGCATGAACGCTATGGTCTTAAAGGTGACCAGTACATTATGAAATTTCAAGAAGGCGGTCCCGTGCAAGGTGGAGTGGCTTCTTTAGGCACAGATCAATTTGACATAGAAAAAATTTTGTTAAATTCAATAAACAAGTTAGGTTATGTTCCTGATTTTGTAAAAAGAGCCTTTAATAAAAATAGTCCTGTATTAGACACGGAACAAGGTCCGGCAACTGTTCGTATGTTTCAAGAAGATAATTATGCTTTTCCTAGTATATTTCCTTTAGAAACACCCATGGGTCGGGTATTGACCCAGCTAAGACCTCAAGCCGCAAGCAACAGGGCTTTTAGAGAAGGGGAATATTTAGAGTTTGATTCTGAAGATCAAGCTAAATTTTTTGCAGAAAATTTTACAAATATGTTACCGGAGAGATAAACATGGATGAAGAACAATTATTAAAAGCAGATGGGTTTGACGAAGCAGTTTTAGGCGTTGGCCGAAGGTGCGGACAACCTGATCTGTTAGTGTACGATTATCAGAAATGTTGCGAAGTGCTTGTGAAACGTGATAAGATGACGTATGAAGAAGCAGAAGAGTTTATGGAATATAATGTCGTTGGTGCGTGGGTCGGGGATAAAACACCTGTCTTCGTTAATACTGACAAAGAAGAGATAACCGAACTTTATGACTTATCAGAGGTAAAATTAAATGGCTAAACCACCAGTTAGTTTGATGGACAGAAATGTCCCAACACAACTTGATCCGGAAGATCTAGAAGCAGAAATAGAGTTAGAGCTTCCCGGAGCATTACAGCCAAAAGAGGTTGGTGAAATAGAAGTTGAGATGGAAGACGATGGTGGAGCTGTCATTGATTTTGACCCGGAAGCCACGGCTGCCGAATCAACACCACAGGATTTTTACAGTAATTTAGCAGAAAGTATGTCTGATCAGGAGCTTAGTCGTTTAGCTGGTGAGCTTATGTCAGAGTACGAAGCAAACAAAAGCAGCCGTCAGGAATGGGAAGATGCTTTTGCAAATGGTCTGGAGCTTCTTGGTTTTAACTATAGTGAGAGATCAGAACCGTTTAACGGTGCAACAGGTGTAACACATCCACTACTCGCAGAAGCTGCCGTGCAGTTTCAGGCACAGGCCTTTAACGAGTTACTACCGGCAGGTGGTCCTGTAAGAACAAGTATTGTTGGAGCTGCTACAAGGGAAACAGAAGATCAGTCACAGCGTGTAAAAGATTTTATGAACTATTACATCACAAACGTAATGGAGGAGTATACACCTGAGTTTGACCAGATGCTATTCTATTTACCATTAGCAGGTTCTACATTCAAGAAGGTTTACTATGACGGGTCCCTTGACAGGGCGGTAAGTAAGTTTGTACCAGCAGAAAATCTTATTGTGCCATACGAAGCAAATGATTTGGAAACCTGTCCTAATATTACACATGTAGTAAAAATAAATTTAAACGAACTTAAAAAACAGCAGGTATCGGGTTTCTATTTGGATATACCTGTATTGCCGCAACAGGGTGAAAGCAGTTCTCTGTCGCAGGAAATAAATGAGTTAAGCGGTATTGAGCCGTCACAGATAGATTATGACTGTACCTTGCTTGAGTGTCATGTTGATTTAGACCTTGAAGGCTATGAAGACATGGGACAGGATGGTGAACCGACAGGAATAAAAATACCGTATATTGTAACGATTAGTCAGGACAACGGTGAGATACTGGCTATTCGTAGAAACTTTGCCGAAGCTGATAAACAAAAGAAAAAGATACAATATTTTGTACACTATAAATTTTTACCGGGCTTTGGCTTTTATGGTTTAGGTCTGATACATACTATTGGCGGCTTATCAAGAACAGCGACTGCCGCATTGAGGCAGTTGATTGATGCAGGTACGTTATCTAATCTACCGGCAGGTTTCAAGGCCCGTGGCCTACGGATCAGGGACGATGAGGAACCTATACAGCCCGGAGAGTTTCGTGATGTAGATGCACCTGGTGGTGCTATAAAAGATTCTCTTATGCCCTTACCATTTAGGGGGCCTGACCAAACATTATTTCAATTATTAGGTTTTGTTGTTCAAGCAGGACAACGATTCGCAACAATTACAGATTTAAAAGTAGGAGATGGTAATCAGCAGGCAGCCGTGGGTACAACCATAGCAATGATGGAACAGGGCTCACGGGTCATGTCAGCTGTACATAAACGCTTGCATTATGCAATGCGTATGGAATTTAAACTACTATCAAAAGTTATGGCGGATAGCTTGCCTCCGGAGTACCCTTATGCAATAGAGGGTGCCGAAGCAAGTATAAAAGCACAGGATTTTGATGATCGCGTTGACATCATTCCTGTGTCCAATCCAAACGTCTTTAGTCAGGCACAGCGTATAGCTCTTGCCCAAACACAAATGCAGTTAGCGGGTCAGGCACCTGAAATGCATAATATGTACGAAGTTTTCAGGGATATGTATGAAGCTTTGGGAGTTAGAAATATTGATAAATATTTAAAACCGCCATCTAACGAACAACCGGTGGCTAAGGACCCAGCACAGGAGAATATCGATGCAATTGATCAAACCCCCCTTGTGGCCTTTCAAGGCCAAAACCATCAAGCGCATATCATGGCACATCTGGTTTTTGGCGGTTCGCCAACTGTTGCGGCAGCGCCTCCAATTGCTGTTGCTTTACAGAAGCACATTATGGAGCACGTTAAAATCCAAGCTCGTGAGCGTGCTATGGCCGAAATCACAGAAAAAGGAGGAGCCCAAGCGCAAGAGGGGCCGTCCCAAGAAGAAATCCTGACTATGGAATCGTTGACCGCGCAATATGTTGCTGAGGGCATACAGCAGGTACAGCAAATGAGCCAGCAGTTAAGCGGAGCGGGAGCTCCTGATCCTGTTGTTGAGTTAAAACAACAAGAATTACAGTTAAGAGCCCAGCGAGATCAAGCTGATATGCAAAGAGATCAGGCAGATTTACAGTTGCGTAACAAACAAATTGACCAATCAGGAGCTATTTCACGCGAAAGAATACAAAGTCAGGAAAAAATGACTGATGACCGTATAGATGCAGCGAGAGAACGTGAAATTTTAAAGCAACAAGCACAACAAAGGAGTAGACAATGAGCAAAGTTCGTATTGTTACCGGAAAAGCAAAGGTAAAAATGATAAATGACGACCAAAGCTACAAGTTAAAGCAGGTTTCTGTGCCAAAAGGGCCATTAAAAAAGAAAAAAGCTCTTGGAATGGGTGCCGCGAAGCGTGGTGGTGACTATTTAGGCGTGTAATGGCCAAAAAAACGCTACAAGAAGACAGTAAATATTTAAAACACGACCTTGATGGCGATGGAATCGTGACTGACGAGGAGATTGCACGCGAAGAACGTATAATTAGACTGGAAAACAATGATAAAATGCAGGATCAACAACGTATGATCTGCTGGGTATCCTCTATTTCGTCCATTATACTGATTGTTTTGGCCATGTCACCTGTTATTCCGGATTCGCGGGTTGAAATGGTAACAGCTTTACTTTCTACCTACATTGTAGCAAACTTAGGTATAGTATCAGTGTTTATGGGTACGACAGCTTTTACGCGGTCAAGAGAAAATGGTAAATGACATGGTTATTAGTTGTATTTTTATCAGGAACTGTACAGGAGGCCGTGTATTTCAGTGATTTGGACGCGTGCCTTAGAATTGCACAGAAGATTAGAGCGCAAAACTACGACCCCTCACTTGCAGGAGACAGCAAAATCTGGGTCAAGGCTTATTGCGTACCTAAATCTGTTCCTAACAAAAATGAGAAAAAACAATGATGGAACAAACGATAAGTGACGTAGAAACCCTTACTAAGACAATTAATATTAGTGAAGGCGGTGGTAGTGATGTAGAAGCAGGTATACAGTTTATATATCATATGCGAGAGCATTTAGCTGATATAGGCATAGCTACCGTTTATGTGTTTATGTGTTACACAGTATATTTATGGATAACTAAAAAAATGAGATAAGGAGCAAATTATGGCTGTAAAAAAATTTAGAAAACCTAAATCAGGTGGAGGTAAAGCAACTCCAAAAAACAAAGCTTTATATTCAAGAGTTAAGGCTGAAGCTAAACGTAAGTTCGATGTATATCCTAGTGCATATGCAAATGCATGGCTTGTTAAGACATACAAGAAAAGAGGCGGGACTTACGCATAATGGCTAAACCTCAAGGCGGATTGACGAAGTGGTTCAAAGAGGATTGGCGTGATGTCAAGACTGGTAAGAAGTGCGGTCGATCTGGCAAAGAGAAAAAGAAAAGACCTTATCCTGCTTGCAGACCTAAAGCTGTAGCTGGTAGAATATCAAAGTCAGAAGCCCGTAAGAAGACAGGACCTGGTAAAGTTAAATGGTCTGTTACCGCTTCAGGACGTAAACGTAAGTCATTTAGAAAGACAAAGAGAGCATAATGGCACGAAAACCTGACAAACAACCACCTAGAACAAAAAAATACTACCGTTCAACTAAGTCTGGTGCGGGTATGACAGCTGCGGGTGTTGCTAAATACAGGCGTGATAATCCCGGAAGTAAGCTTAAAACAGCTGTAACAGGTAAGGTTAAAAAGGGTAGTAAAGATGCAAAACGTAGGAAATCATTCTGTGCAAGAAGCGCAGGACAAATGAAGAAGTTTCCAAAAGCCGCTAAAAATCCTAATAGTCGTTTGCGTCAAGCAAGGAGAAGATGGAAATGTTAAGTAGTATTATTGGACCAATAAGTTCACTAGCCGGAACGTGGCTACAAGGCCGTGTTGATAAGGCTAAAGCAGAAACAGAAGTAAAAGTAGCAAAAGCCAAAGCGGAAGCGAAGGTTTACGAGACTGAGGCCACCTCTAGTTTTCTTAATGAGCAAGCGCTTACAAATCAAATGGGTGAAAGCTGGAAAGATGAAGCGTGGTCACTTTGGTTTATAGCGGTTCTGACGGCGTGTTTCCTGCCTTGGACACAGGAATATGTTAAAGAAGGATTTATATTTTTAGATCAACACACACCTGATTGGTTTCATCACATGCTTTATATTGTAATAGGGAGCTCATTTGGGTATCGGTTCGGTAAGCAAGGGTTACAATTATTTAGTAAGAAAGGTAAGTAATGGCTGTTAGAAAAATTAAAAAAGTTATGACTGCACTAAACAAAGCATCTAAGAAGCATGCTGCACAGGCAAAAACATTAAAAAGTATAATAGGTAATGGTAAAAAGAAGAGATCCAAAAAAAGGTACGGGTAAAAAACCAAAAGGGTCTGGTAGACGACTTTACACAGACGAAAATCCAAAAGATACAGTTAGTATTAAATTTGCAACACCTGCTGATGCTAGAGCTACGGTTGCTAAGGTAAAACGTATTAATAAACCTTTTGCAAGAAAAATACAGATACTGACAGTTGGTGAACAACGTGCAAAAGTTATGGGTAAAAACCAAGTTGTAAGTATTTTTAAAAAAGGCAAAGAAGCTTTAAGAAGGAAGACATGAGCGAAACATATCATTTTTTAGAACATGTAAATAAAATAATTAAAGATAGACGTTCACACGTTCTTGACATCTTATCAAGTGATGGTGTAAAGAACATGGAACACTACAAAGAACTAATGGGAAACCTTAGTTCATTAGACTATATTGAACAGGAACTCAAGAGCCTGCTAAATAAACAGGAGCGAATGGATGACTAAATCTTCAGCAGTTGATATAAAACCTGCATATATAAATCAAAATGATCTTGTACTAGATCCAAAACTTTTAAACAAATCTTTACTTGAACGTATGCCTAAACCAACTGGTTGGCGTTTACTTGTTTTACCTTACAAAGGTAAGGGTAAAACTGAGGGTGGTGTTTTACTGCCTGATAAAGTTATAGAAGAAAATCAAGTATCTACACAGGTAGGATATGTTTTAAAGATGGGACCTTTAGCTTATAAAGACAAAACTAAGTTTGAAACAGGACCTTGGTGTCAGGAAAAAGACTGGGTAATTTTTGCACGTTATTCTGGCTCCCGTTTTAAAATAGACGGTGGTGAAGTTAAAATTTTAAATGACGATGAGATACTCGCAACAATCTTAAACCCTGAAGACATATTACATTGAGGATCAAATGGCAGAGCAAAAACAAGCAGAATTAGATTTAGAAGTAGAACCAAGACAAGAAAGTGTAGAGATAGAAGTTGATGAAAAAGGCAACGCGCAAGAAGCCACCTCTGATGTTGAGGTTGAGCAAGTTAATGAACAAGAGCAGACAGTCTCCGAATCGAAGAAACGCATTGATCGTCTTACTAAAAAGATGCGTGAAGCAGAAAGGCGTGAACAGGCTGCTATCGATTATGCAAAGAAAATAAAAGCAGAAGCAGATAGTCTTAAAGGCCGTTTAAAGACGCTAGACCAAGGGTATGTTACTGAGTACTCCCAAAGGGTTGATAGTGAATTAGCATCTGCTGAAGCGTCTCTTAGGCAGGCTATGAACTCTGGAGACACTGATGCTACAATACAAGCACAGAAAAAACTATCAGAATTATCTGTTGCTAAAGAACGTGTACGTTTGGCCAAGGCACAACAGCCAGAAGAAGAGAAAGGTGAAGAGGTTCCTCAACAAACGCAACAACCTGCACCGGTTCAACCGCAGCAGCCACAGCAACAACCTGATCCAAAAGCAGAGGATTGGGCTAAAAACAATGAATGGTTTGGTCAAGACGAGGCCATGACATACGCAGCTTTTGGTATTCATAAAAAATTAATTGAAGAAGAAGGGTTTGACCCAAGAACAGATGAGTACTATACTGAATTAGACAAGCGAATGGAGACAGAATTTCCTCATAAGCTTGGCACTAACGGAAACGGAAGCAGAAGACCCGCCCAAAATGTGGCTTCCGTTACAAGAACCGCTAAAGGAACTGGGCGCAAAAGAAGAGTCAAGTTATCCTCCAGTCAGGTTGCAATGGCAAATAAGCTGGGAGTTCCACTTGAAGAATATGCAAAATACGTTAAGGAGTAAAATAAATGTCAGAAACAATTACAGAAATAGATGTGAACGGCGTAGATCGAACTCCTCGCGCTAATAAGACTAGAAACAAGCAAACGCGGCGTAAGCCTTGGGCACCGCCGTCAATACTAGAAGCACCGCCTGCGCCAGATGGTTATCGGCATAGATGGATACGAGCGGAAGTTCGTGGCTTTGACGATACGAAGAATATTTCTTCTAGACTGCGTGAAGGTTATGAATTAGTTCGTAAAGATGAATATCCGGAGTTTGAAGCTCCAGTTATTGAATCAGGCAAATATACAGGTGTTTTTGGACAAGGTGGTCTAGTCCTTGCAAGAATACCGGAAGAGACTGTTCAGGAGAGAAATGAGTATTTTCGTGAGAAAACTCAAGATCAAATGGATGCGGTGGATTCTGATATGATGCGAGAAAATTCTCATTCAACCATGACGATTAGTAAACCTGATCGTCAATCAAGAGTAACCTTTGGTGGTCCAAAAAAATGATCACCTGCTATTTTAAGGAGACAAAAAGATGGCAAACACTTTAACTGGTGGCTATGGTCTTCGTCCAATTGGTTTAACTGGTAGTGATGTTACATCAACAGGCACAACCAAGTATGAGATTGCATCAAACTATACAACAGCTATATACAACGGTGGTATTGTTATACCGCTTGCTGGTGGCACAATTGCTATTTCCGATCAGGCAGTAGCACCACTAGGCGTTTTAGCTGGGGTAGAGTATGTGGACTCAACAACTAAGAAGACTACTTTCTTGAACTATTGGCCCGGTTCAAACAGCGTTAGCGTTGACACGAATTTCCCTGTCAAAGCTTTCGTATTCGATAACCCGATGCAACTTTATACTGTTGTTGCAGACGGTACTAACACCGATAGAGCCACAGCTTTAGCAGATACTTTTGCTAACTGTGACATGGCGAGTGTTAACAATGGTAGTACAAACACAGGTAAATCAAGTGATATGCTTGATATTAGTACAGCTGCTACAACAGCTAACCTTGATGTGCGTATTGTTGGCATTTATGATGATCCAGCTAACGAAGATTTTTCTGCTGTCGGACATCAATATATTGTTCGCCTAAATGCTCATTTTAATTCAGGCTTTGCTGCTGCTGTAGGCACCGCCGCAAATACCGGAATATAGGAGGTAAATTATGGCAATATCTAGAGCACAACTGGCTAAAGAATTAGAGCCGGGATTAAACGCGCTATTCGGACTTGAGTATGATCGATATGAAAACGAGCATTCTGAGATTTTTGATGAAGAAACTTCAGATAGAGCGTTTGAAGAAGAGGTCATGCTTGCAGGCTTTACTACAGCTCCTGTGAAAGAAGAAGGTTCAGCAATTACCTTTGACTCAGCACAAGAGACGTATACAGCTCGTTATACAATGGAAACAATTGCATTAGCTTTCTCAATTACTGAAGAAGCTATTGAGGATAACTTGTATGACAGGTTGGCGTCACGCTATACTAAAGCTTTAGCGAGATCAATGGCACAGACAAAGCAAATTAAAGCTGCGTCAATTTTAAACAACGCTTTTAGCACATCTTCACCAATTGGTGACGGTGCGGCTTTATGTTCTTCTGCACACCCATCATTAAGCGGTAATCAAAGAAATCAGTTAAGCACCGCTGCGGATCTTAACGAAACTTCTCTTGAGCAAATGCTTATTGATATATCTGGAATTACAGATGAGCGTGGTTTAAAAGTTGCAATTAGAGGCACAAAATTAATTATTCCAAAAGAACTACAGTTTATTGCGGAAAGATTAATGGCGACAAACCTTAGAACTGCAACTGCTGATAATGATATTAATGCGTTAAGAAGCATGGGTATGCTTCCACAAGGTGCTGTCGTAAATCATTTTTTGACAGACACTGATGCGTTTTTTATCAAGACTGACGCACCAAATGGTTTTAAATTGTTTAACAGAAGCCCAATCAAAACAGCTATGGAAGGTGATTTTGATACAGGCAATATGAGATTTAAAGCAAGAGAAAGATACTCTTTTGGTGTATCTGACTGGCGTTGTGTATTTGGCACAGCGGGTGCTTAAATAAAAAAAATTAACAAGTGTAAAAGGGCGGCTTGCAGGCCGCCCTTTTTTGTTATATAGTTTTATAAACCTTGACTGCATAAGCAGACTAACCCAAGACAAGGAGGATTTTCATGGGTAATACAACTTTTTCAGGTCCAGTCCGTTCCGAAGGAGGCTTTACTTCTGTAAGTAAAAGTTCAACAACTGGTGCCTTTACAACTCTTTCAAGCATAAGTTCAACTGGTGTAGCGTCTTTTGATGCTAATACTTTAGCCACAGAAGCTGGCACAGGTATTACTGGTGGAACAGGAACTATTTATAGAAGTTCCGTTATAAGAACAGGTGGTATAATACATACAAACATTCTTATTGATTTAACAGGATTAAGGTCAACAGCATCTGGCGATATTATTGGTGTTAATGGTACATCTAATGTTTGTCATATTGGGCAAATTACTGCCGCTAGAAATGGCACAATTTTAGCAGGTCGTATGACTTGTTTTGAAGCACCTGCTGGTGGTGATCCGGATATTAATGTACACTCTGCTACAGAAAGCACAGGTGTTGAGGATGGAGCTATAAGTGATTTGACAGAAACTCTACTTCTTAACAATGGAGATTCTACATTAGGTAAAGTTGGTATATTTGCGGCGGTTCCTGCGGCAGATGAGTTTTTATATTTAACTCTTGGCGACACAACAGACGCTGATTACACAGCCGGTAAGCTTTTAATAGAATTATTTGGTTACGAGGCTTAATTAGGAGGACAAAATGGCTGATACAGTAGCAAGTCAAACTATTGATGACGGTCCTAGATATGCTGTAATCAAATTAACAAACGTAAGTGACGGCACAGGTGAAAGTGCCGTTACTAAAGTCGATGTTAGTGGTCTAGCCTCAAGTGCAAACGGAGTAGCTTGTACAGGAGCTACCATACAAAAAATATGGTGGCAATGTACGGGAATGAAAGTAAGCATTTTATTTGATGCTACTTCAGATGTTTTAGCAATACAGTTAGGTGAAAATCAATCTGGTTATCACGACTACACCTCTTTTGGTGGTTTAACTAACAATGCTGGTTCAGGTAAAACAGGTGACATCAAGTTTACTACTGTGGGTCACAGTAGTGGAGACACCTATACTATTATACTTTACTTGAAAAAAGAATTTTGAGGATGGCTCAAAAAACAGAACATAAACTTGAAGTTGCTTTGGCACGTTTGGAAGAACGTGTTGAGGCCCTTCAAGAAGACATGAAAGAAATGCGCTCAGATATAATTCAATTAAGAGAAACAGCCAGCCGCTGGAGAGGGGCTTTTTGGGTTATGATGGGTGTAGCAGGAGCTATTGGAGTTCTTGCTAATTTAACTGTAAGTTGGTTTAAATAAGGAGAAAACTATGGCCATGAAAAAAGTACCTGCAAAAAACAAAGGATTAAAAAAATTACCTAAAGCTGTTCGTAATAAAATGGGTTTTATGAAAAACGGTGGTAAAGTAAAAAAGAAAAAAGGTTATAAAGCAGGCGGTAAAGTAAAAAAAGGGTATAAGCTTGGTGGTGCTATAAAAGCTATTAAAGCTAAACCTAAAAAAATGATGAATGGTGGAGCCATGAGAAAAAAGGGTTACAAAGCCGGCGGTAAAGTAACACCTAGAAAAATGATGAATGGTGGAGCCATGAAAAAGAAAATGATGAGAAAAGGTGGAGCTGCTAAAAGCAGAAGATAATGCCCTACTTACAAAGCAATATTCCACATTTTAAATGTTGGGTAAGAAGGGAATACACCTGTAATCATACAAACTACCATGGCGAGTTTTTACACGCCATGGCTATTGCAGTCACGACCATACCAAATAGATGCCTTAGTTTTCAACTTATATTTACTGGTTGTGAAACAGATGATACCAAAAATCCCAACGTACATGGCGGTGCTATGTGGGCGAGAATGCCCATAACAGCTCTCATGGCAGATATTGTAGTTGATGAATGGCCAGATTCTATGGCTGTGCATGACGCGCAACCTTGGGATTGTTCTTCTTACACACACGCTGTTTACACTTTAGATAGAGCTACACCTTGTCCCTGGATGGCTAAAATTGGTGGTGCTTTTTATCCTGCTAAATACCTGTTTACAGTTGATTATTCTGAAAGTGAGATAGCTGATGATCCAGCACAACATAAACAAAGTCATGTAATGTATTTGTTAGATGCAGGAGAATGGACAGGTAATCTTGTAGCATTGCCAAACAATCGAGTTCGTGTTACACATCCAGCATGGTTTGAAACAGGAGTAGGTGCTCCAGATTTTAAACCATCACAGTATGTACATTATTCTAAATCTGATTTAGACTATACATTAGACGTAAATAGAATTTTTGATAATTTGTACAATGAGGATTAAATGGCTTTATCAGGATCAACCAACTTTGAACCAGCTGTTGATGAGTATATAGAAGAAGCTTTTGAAAGATGTGGTCTTGAAGTAAGAACAGGATACGATCTTAAAAGTGCTCGTAGATCATTAAATTTAATGTTAGCTGAGTGGGCAAACCGTGGTTTAAATCAATGGACAATAGAACAGAGAACACAAACAGTAACTGCTGATGATACTGAGTATGATTTAGGTACAGATGTTATAGACATCTTATCTGCTGTAGTAAGAAGAAGTAATACTGATTTTAATATGACTAGGATTAGTAGAGATGTTTATCTAGCTATTCCAACAAAAACAAGCACAGGTAGACCTACACAATTTTTCTTAGACAGACAAATAACTCCTAATTTAAAAATATGGCCTGCTCCTGAAAACAGCACAGACGTAATTAGGTACGATGCTCTTACAAGAATGAATGATGCTGATACTGCTCAAAATACATTAGAAATACCTTTTCGTTTTTACCCTTGTTTAACAGCTGGATTAGCTTATTATATTTCACTTAAAAGAGCGCCAGAAAGAATACAATTATTAAAAAGTGTGTATGAAGAGGAGTTTGATAGAGCTATGGCTGAAGACAGAGACAGGTCCTCGTTTAATATTACGCCTAGTATGGATTATTATAAGGTGGGTTAATGAGTTTTTCATCTGGAAAAAATGCTTATTTTATATCAGACAGAAGTGGATTAAAGTTTCCATATCGTCATAAGGTAAGAGAGTGGAATGGTTCTATTGTAGCTAAATCAGAGTACGAGCGTAAGCACCCTCAATTAGATCCAAGACCAAAAAAAGCTGATGCGCAGGCTTTAAGAGATGCTAGGCCCTCAAGAACAGAACCGGCAGTCGCTGTATTATTAAGATTAAACCCTTTTACAACGGGAGCGGCTAGTGTAAATCCTACAACAGTAACCGTTCAAGAACATGCTCATGGAAGATCAGCTTCAAGCACAGTAAGGTTTAGAGACGTTGCACCTTTTGACGGTATTACAAGTAGTGCAATGGAAAACTCAAGTGGGTTTACGATTGTGAGTGTTGTAGATGAAAATAATTATACAATATCTGTAACAGGTACGGCTGTTACTGGTTTAATAAAAGGTGGGGGTGGCATAGCTTCCGCTGGTCCTGTCACATTGGAGGATTAAATGAGTTTTACTTTAACAACATTAAAGTCAGCCATACAAGACTACTCAGAAAATAGTGAAACTACTTTTGTTAATAATTTAAGAGAATTTATTAGAGCAACTGAGAATAGAATATTTAAGTCGGTTGACTTTGAAGTATTTCGTAAAAACGTAACGAGTGCTACATCATCCTCTGATAGGTTTTTATCTGTGCCAGATGATTATTTAGCTTCTTTTAGTTTATCTATAACAAATTCAAGCAACATAGAGTTTTTATTAGAAAAAGATGTAAATTTTATACAGGAGTATAACCCAAATAGTTCTACAACTGGTGCGCCTAAATATTATGCACGATTTGATGTAAATAACTTTATACTTGCACCAACACCTAACAGTAATTATTCTGTTGAATTACATTATTATTATCGACCTACAAGTTTAGCTGACAGTACAATTGAGTTAACAGTTGCTTCTACATCTAGTTTGGCAGTCAATGAGGTTATAACAGGGGCCTCTAGCGGTGCCACAGCTACCATACAAAGCAAAAACGACAGTACAAACAAATTAACAATTATTGTTCCAACAACTGCGTTTACAAGTGGTGAAACAGTAACAGGGGGCACAACGGGTGCCTCTTCAGCTATATCTGCCATATCAAGTGATACTACAACAACATGGTTGAGCACGAATGCACGAAATGCTATGTTATATGGAGCGTTATATGAAGCTTACATTTTTATGAAAGGTGAACAAGACGTTTTAGTTATGTATGAAAAAAGATTTAATGAAGAACTTATGAGATTAAAAGATTTAGGTGAGGCTAGGGAAAATGCTGATGCTTATAGGCAAGGATTACCTAGAAGAGCAAGGACATAGGAGATAAATTATGGCAACCTCAAACGCAGCAACCAACTATTTAGAAAGAAGATTATTAAATTTTTTATTTAAAAATAATTCTCTTAGTTTTTCAAGTCCAGGTGACAGTATATATGTTGGACTAGCAACAGCAGTATCTGCGGCTGAAACTGGTTCTTTAACAGAGGCAAGTTTTGGTGGATACCTTAGACAGCAAGTAACTGCATCTAATTGGACAACAATAGGTGCTGACTCAACAGATACACAGACAGCAAAAAATGCAAGTGAAATTGAGTTTCCTGCAAAGACAGACAGTGGGAACGTTACAATCACTCATGTATTTATCGTAGACGCAAGTTCAAGTGGTAACATACTGTTTGTAGGTGCTTTGGATGCAAGTAAAACTTTAGCACAAAACGATATATTTAGAATTAACACAAATAACTTGAGTATTGAGTTGAAGTAATGGCCTTAGAAATACATGATAGAGTAAAAGAAACTACAACCACAACAGGCACTGGAACATATACGTTAGCTGGTGCTGTAACTGGTTTTGAGACTTTTACTGCTAATCTTGATAACAGCGATACAACTTACTATTGTTGTACTGACAATACTGATTTTGAAATTGGTATTGGCACATTTACATCTTCTGGAACTACATTAGCCAGAACAACTATATTAGCAAGTTCTAACTCAAATAGTGCTGTCAACTGGTCATCTGGTACAAGAACTATATTTATGACATACCCTGCTGATAAAGCAGTTTTTGAAGATGCAGATGGTCATGTATCCATACCACATGATTTGTTTATTGCAGGTGGTTTGATTGATCTTAAAAATGATGGTGGTGCTGTATCACAGATTAAGTTTTATTGTGAAAGTTCAAATGCTCATGCACAAACTCTTATTGGTGCACCACACTCTGCACAAGCAGCCAATACGTTAAGGCTTCCAGATCATGGTGCAAATGTTACCACTACATCAGATTTAGTTTCTACAACGATAACACAAACATTAACAAACAAAAGTATAGATTCTGATAATAACACAATAACAAACATTGTTAATGCTGATATAAAATCGAGTGCAGCGATTGCTGATACTAAACTTGATACAATATCAACAGCAGGTAAAGTTGCCATCAGTGCATTGGATATTGATGGTGGAACAGATATAGGTGCTGCTCTTGCAGATGCAGATGAGATCATAGTTGACGATGGTGGAGGTGGCACAAACAGACGTGCTGACATGAGCCGTGTAAAAACATACATAGCTGATGTAACTCTAACAACAGCCGCACAAACTAATATTACATCATTAGGAACGCTTACAGCTCTTACTGTAGATGATGTGGCAATTGATGGCAAAGTCATTACCATGACAGGTTCTACTAGTGATACAGCCACTATAACAGTAGGAACAAATGGCACATTAGATATTGTTACAACTGATGACAATGCAGCAGCAGCTAACATACAAATTACGGCAGATGGTACGGCAGAACTTGCAGGAACAACTGTAACACTAGATTCAAGTGGTGGTATCACATTAGATGCAGATGGTGGTACAATAACTTTTTCAGATGGTGGTGCTTCATTAGGAACAATTACTTCTAGTGGTTACTCTGGAACTGCCGCAGTTGCTACTACAGTTACAATTACAGACAATGAAAGCACAAATGAAGATAATGCGATTGTCTTTACGGCAGGTGGCGATGTAGATGGTGGTAATCTTGGATTAGAGAGTGATGGTGATTTAACTTATAATCCAAGTACAGGAAGACTAACAGCGACACAGTTAGCAGGTACATTACAAACTGCAGCACAAACTAATATTACATCAGTTGGAACTTTAACAAGTTTAACAACATCTGGTAATATAGAATTAGGTCATGCAAGTGATACAACTTTATCCAGAGCAAGTGCAGGTGTATTAGCAGTTGAAGGTAAAGAATTAGCTACAAAAGGGTTCGCTACAGCTATGGCTATAGCGTTGTGAATAGGAGAATATAATGGCACAAGATTTTGAAAGAGATAAAGCAAGAAATGTTGGAACAAGTGCTTCTACGTTAAGAACAGCAAATTCAGATGATGCCATAGTAGGAATAAATGTAGCAAATACAACAACAAGTCAAATTACAATAGATGTATTTATCCATGATGGCTCAAATGATTTTTACATTGTTAAAAATGCACCAGTGCCTACTGGGGGTGCAATTCAAGTTTTAGATGGTGGTGCTAAAATTGTTATGCAGAATAATGATGTTTTAAAAGTGCAAAGTAATACAGCAAGTTCAGCAGATGTTTGGGTTTCTGTTGTTGATGCAATTAGTGAGTAGGAGATAACCTAATGCCATATATAGGAAACACACCAGCAGTAAACTTTGCATCAGTCACTAAAGATACATTTAGTGGTAATGGTAGTACGACTGCATTTACATTATCTAAACCAGCAACGACAAATGGTGTAGCTGTTTATGTTGAGAACGTAAGACAGATACCAACAACAGCATATGCAATTAGTGGTACTACATTGACGTTTACTGGTGCTCCTCCAAGTGGCACGAATAATATTTATGTAATGCACCACAATACACCAGTAAGTACAGCAACACATCCTGCGGCACAAAACCTTACAGCCGTAGATGGTACGTTTACAGGAGATGTTTCTGTAGGAGATGATTTAAGTCTTGCATCAGACAGTGCAGCGTTAAATTTTGGAGCAGATAACGATGTCACTTTAACTCATCTTGCAGATAAAGGATTAATTTTAGATGTAGGCGACCAAACAACAAGTAATTTTGGAACAGCGAACACATCTGCTGATAATCTTGTTGTTGGTGGCACAGGTGCTGTTGGTATGTCTTTATTAACTGATGCAAACAATGTTTCAAGAATATGTTTTGGTGATGTAGATGACACAGATGCAGGACAAATAACATATGATAATAACACTCATTCTTTAGGTTTTACGGCAAATAGTGAAACATTTATGAGTATAGGTCAGGTAGATGCTATTAGAATTAGTACGACTAATTTTGCAACTTTTACTTTAGCAGACGATGCAACTGTAACTATAACTTCAGGCACACCTGCTGGAGGGATGCTTGTTATATTAACTGTTCATAGTACAGGTTATGCAAATTTGTTTTTTGTTTCTTGGATTGGTAGTGAATTTAATCTTACTGGGGATACAAATTTTGCTGTTTCAGACACAGATGGTAAAATGGCTTGTGTATTTAGTTCAGGAAGCCAATATCAATTTACATTAAAAAATACTAGAGGTGGTGATACAGCTTACACAGTAGGTGTATTAGCAGCATAAAGGAGATATTTAAAATGGCATTAACTTATAAAATAAAAGATTTTACTGATGAAAAAGTAAATGAAAAGAATACTCTTTCAGATGATGGTACATTAAAAAAACGAGTAGGTTTTGCAATTACAGATGAAAAAAATAATTTTTATGCAATTGACAAATGGCTTACTATAGTTGATGGAAAGTCAGATGATGACTACATTAAAGACGCATATGATTTGTGTAAGACGCAAATTGATAATTGGCAAAATTCAATGAAAAATTTAAATAAGACATTTAATCCAGATACTGGTAAGACGGAATAACATATGCCATACATAGGAAGATCAACAGACGGATTTGGAGTAAGAAATAGATTTATATATCTAGCTTCAAGTGGTGACACATCCGTAAGTGGAGCAGATGCTAATGGAGCTACTTTAACATTTACAGATGGTGCATACGTTGACGTGTATCTTAATGGTGTTTTGTTAAAACCAACAACAGACTATAACACAAGCACTGCTAACACAATAGCAGGTCTATCAGCACTTAACACAAATGATGAAGTGACTGTGGTGGTGTATGATGTGTTTACTGTTGCTGACATGGTAAGTGCTACAAGTGGTGGTACGTTTAGTGGTGCAGTAACTGCTAACAGCACATTAGACATGAACGGAACTGAATTAATATTAGATGCAGACGCTGACACTTCTATTACAGCAGATACAGATGACCAAATAGATATAAAAGTAGCAGGAAGTGATTTAGCACATATTACAAGCACTTATGCAAAGTTGAGAGGTGCTACACCTTTAGTATTTGGAGAAAATAATTCTACTGGCACATTTCAAAGTATATCTGGAGAGGTTGGTGCAAACAATTTATTATTAAGAAGTTATCAATCTTTAACATTTAAAAATGGAACAAGTGGTTCATCTTTAACTGATGGAACTACTGCGTTTAATATAGATAGTGCAGGTCATGTAACCATGCCATTGCAACCTATTTTTTTAGTTAGTATTACTGGCACACAAAGTAACATGGCGTTAGCTACAGCAGTAACAGTTGTAGCAAATAGTGAAATAATTGATAAAAATGGTGATTTTTCATCTAACACTTTTACTGCTCCTGTAACAGGAACTTATTTTTTTAATGTATTTGCTAGTTTAAAAGGTGTGCCATTAGATGCTAGATATATAAATCTTTTTATAACAGGGTCTAACAGAAATCATCAAATATATTTGCAAGACCCGGCAGGATATGACAGTGACCCAGAGTTTGAAAATGCAAGTGGTTCTGCAATATTAGACATGGATGCAAATGACACAGCTTCATTAACATTTTATCAACCAGATGGCAATCAAAGCACAGATATCTCTGAACTTATGTTTAGTGGATTTTTAATAGCATAGGGTGAAATAACCCTCTTTAAAAGGAGAAAAAAAATGGCAGAAATAACATTAACAATAAAGGTAGATGATACCGACCAATTAGTATTAAAGAATGATTTATTAGACATTGATGTTTGGATACAAGCTGCAATGACAGGTAAAATTAATAATTGTTGGAAACGTATGCAACAAGAATGGACTACAAAACTAATGAATGATGAAAGTTTTACAGACAGCATACCATCTAACAAAGCAGACTTTGTAAAATTAATAACATCTAGGTCTGATTATAAAGATAGAAAAACTAGGGATGAAGCAAATAAAATAGGATAATTTATGAGCAGAGCAAGAACATTTGCAGATTTAGCTACAGCATCTGAAGCAGGTAGTCTAGCTAATCGTAACATAGTTATGAATGGTGATATGGCTATTTGTCAAAGACCAACAAGTGCTGCAGGTATAACTGCATCTGGTTATTTTTCGTGTGATGGTTGGAAATTTCTTGATAACTCTGATGCTACGATTACCATGTCACAAGCAACAGATTTACCATCAGGTCAAGGTTTTAATAATAGTCTTAAAATAGATGTAACAACTGCTGACTCAAGTGTAGGAGCAGCACAGTATGCAATAATAAGACAATGTTTTGAAGGTCAATTTTTACAAAGATTACAAAAAGGTTTTTCAACAGCTAAATCAAGCACAGTTTCTTTTTGGGTAAAATCAGGATTAACAGGAACACATATATGTAGATTGTATGACCACGATAATTCAAGACAAATATCTAAATCATATACAATAAATGCAGCAGATACTTGGGAACATAAAACAATTACCTTTGCAGGTGATACATCAACAGGCGACCCTTTAGATGATGATAATGCACAAAGCATGACACTAGATTTTTGGTTACTTGCAGGTTCTAATTATACAAGTGGGTCATTACAAACTACTTGGGCTGATGATACTGCTGCAAATTCTGCTGTAGGGCAAGTAAATGTTTTGGGTAATACAAGTTATAATTGGTTAATAACAGGTGTTCAATGGGAATTAGGAGAAGTTGCTACGCCTTTTGCACATGAATCTTTTTCAGATAATTTAGCTAGATGTCAAAGATATTTTTATGCTCCTGTACCGAAAGGTTCAGCAACTAGTTATTTTGCAAGTGGTTGGCAGTATAATGCTACTTTAATGATAGGCTTTTTGTATCACCCAGTAGAAATGAGAGCAAATCCAACAGTAACTTGTACAGATGGTACAAACGATTTTCAGTTTATACGAAACGCTGATGGTGATTATTTTAATGATGTTGCTTTAAACACATCTAATACAAAAGTAACTACACTTATAAATAACTCAGATATAGATGGTTCAACAGGTAATGTAGGAGGTTTGTATATAATTGATACTACTAACGCTGAACTTACTTTATCAGCAGAATTATAGGAATTATTATGAATGAAAAAATGACAATAACAAATGCAAAATATTTTAAAGATATAACAACAAATATAATAAGTTGTATTCATTGTACAATAGATGGAAAAAAAATGGGTGTTCCATTAGATGAAGCTAACAGACACTACGCTGAAATTAAACGACAAGTTGATGCAGGTGAACTAACAATAGAGGATGCAGACTAATGGCAATAACAACTTTAAGTACAAATGCAATAGGAGATGACGCTATTACAACGGCAAAAGTCGCTGATGACGCTGTGACAAATGCAAAGATAGGTGCGGGAGCAGTGACAAATACAGAAGTAAATGCGAGTGCAGCTATAGCTTCAAGTAAGTTAGGAACTATTGGTACAGATAAAATGCCTAGTGGTTCTATAATACAAACATTGTCAATGACATTAACTGGAGCTAGTTCTGCACAAGGAAACAGTTATACTGATACTGGATTAACACTAGATATAACTCCTATTTCAACGTCAAGTAAAGTGCTAGTTACTGGCTTTGTAAATGTTGCTGAAAATTATTTTAGGTCTTACATTATAGTTGTTAGAGATAGCACAACTTTAGCAGTAGGTGATTCTGCTAGTAACAGACCACAAGTATATTCTGCTACAGCTGCTACAAACGGCTGGGATACGTATGATATATCTCCAATTCCAATAAACATATTAGACTCACCGAACACTACATCTCAAGTAACCTATAAAATTCAATATAAAGATTATCAAGGAACACTTAATAGTTCAAGTGCCATTGCGTACATTAACAGATCACATAGTGATAGAGATAATGCTTATTATGACCCAAGAACTGTATCAGTGCTAACAGTTCAGGAGATTGCTGGATGAGTGATAACGTAATAAATATAAACGGCAAGGATCACAATATTGATGCTATGTCCGATCAACAAAAGTATTTAATAAAACAAATAAGAGCTTTGACAGCAGAAGAAGAACGATTGTCGTTTCAACTTGATCCAATCCGTGTTGCTAAAAACTCTTATACAAGTGCGTTAATACAATCATTAGAAGAAAAAAAGGCTAGTTAATGCTAGGTCATGTCGCTCTTTCTGAAACACCTATCAGTAGTATAAGCAAGATACTCGAAGGTAATGCAGAGATGAGTGGTTTGGCTTCTACAGCATCTGCTGGTATTGGTATACTAGTAGGTATAGCTGAAATATCTGCTAACTTTGTAGAAGATGTGGAAGGTGCTGTTGTACCTGATATACCAGTTACAACAATGGATTTAAACTTTACTAAAACTTCTTCTGCTGTTTTTGTAAAAGGCACAGATCAAGAAATAGATATAAACTTTAACATTGATCAAACAACAGTAGGTACATACCAAGCAGAAGGATTTTCTACACAAAGTTTTAGCTTAACACAGACAGCTACTGGTGAATTATTATTTACAGAAATTGTTCCGAGTGTTACTGTGACTTACACAGAGATCACGCATACAGGTGATAGTTGGACAGAGATTACTCACACAGGCGACACTTGGACAGATGTGAGTACAAATTAGGAGTTATAGATGGCGAGTTCGTATACAGCAAATAACGGCATAGAAAAGATAGGTACAGGCGAACAAGCAGGTACTTGGGGTGCAACAACCAATACAAATTTTGATATTCTTGACAGAGCTATAAATGGAGTAGGTTCAATTACCTTATCTGGTACAACACATACGTTGACAACGACAGATGGTGCGTTGTCTGATGGTCATTTTAAAGTATTAGTTTTTGGTGGTACATTAAGTTCTACAAACACTGTTACCATATCACCTAATGATCAAGACAAACTGTATTTTGTATTTAATAACACATCTGGTGGTCAATCTATAATAATTAAACAAGGCAGTGGGTCTACTGTTACAATTACCAATGGAAATACAGCAATTGTGTATGCAGACGGAGCCGGGTCTGGTGCAGCAGTTGCACAGATAGAAACAGGCTCTATTAATTTTACAGAAGATGTAACCATGAAAACTGGTGATGGTGCTTTGTTAACATTACAGACATCAGCCACAGCTATTACTGATGGTAATGTACTTGGTGCATTACAGTTCCAAGCACCGAATGAAAGTAGTGGTACAGATGCTATAACAGTTGCTGCATCTATCGTAGCTGAAGCAGACAATGAGTTCACAGCTTCTGTTAATCAAACAGACTTGGTTTTTAAGTTAGGTAGTTCTGAAGCTGCGACAGAAAAAATGAGATTAACACATGAAGGTGATTTAAATCTTATTACAGATAGCAAATCAATTAACTTTGGTGCTGACAGTGAAGTGTCCTTGACTCATGTTCATAATTTAGGGTTACTTCTTAACTCAACAAGAGGTATATATTTTGATGATGCTAGTAATTTAGACCAATTCATACGGAGTGGTGGTTCAGATACACTTTTAATAGCATCTCCTACAGAGATAGATATAACAGCAACCACCATAGATATGAATGGTAATCTTGATGTCTCTGGATCAATAACATTAGGTGGCACAGCAATAACTTCCACTGCTGCTGAATTAAATATCTTAGATGGAGTTACTTCCACAGCATCAGAATTAAATTTAGTTGATGGTATAACTGCAGGAACTGTTTCTGCGTCAAAAGCAGTAATCGTTGATAGCAATAAAGACATTAGTGGTTTTAGAAATATATCTAACACTGGTACAATTACTGCTAGTGGCGATATTACAGCTTTCTCAGATGAAAGATTAAAATCAGATATAGAGACAATAGATAATGCTTTAGATAAAGTTATGAATATGCGTGGCGTATCTTATACTAAACAAGCTGAAAAAGGTATTGGTGTAATTGCTCAAGAGATAGAAAAAGTATTACCAGAGGTTGTAACAGATGGTGAGTATAAGTCTGTTGCATATGGTAATATAGTTGGTGTTTTAATTGAAGCAATTAAAGAACAGCAAAAACAAATTGATAAATTAAAGAGATATGGCTAAGTATGGCTCTAACAAGTAGTGGCACTATAAGTATGAGTGATATGCGAACCGAGTTTGGCATATCTGGTGCTATATCTATGAGTGACTTGTATAGAGGTGGTAGTGAAGTACCTGACGAAGTTAACACAACAGTAACTGTTTCTGAAGTAGCAAACATTATAACTGGTTATGGTTATTCAGGTGCAAGATATAATCATGGTAACACTGCTACGTCTACAAGTCCAAATACAGGTGCTGATTATGGTTATTGGCGTGGTGGTGTAGCTCATGCCAGTGGTCCTTCTTATACTGATTATTATACTAATTATACATTTTTTTATAATTCAAGTTGGACTAGTGGTACTGCTCCACCAGATACAGTTTTTGATTTAACATTTAGTCATACTGCAACTTACTATTATCAAACATTTTCTTATGAATTAACTAATGGAACTTTTCATGTTGGTACATCTTCTGATGATGATAGTTTAGTTGATGATGTTTTAGGTTCTAGTGGAAGTGGTGCTGGTCCTGTTACAAGAACAGGTAGTTTTAGTGCAACAGCAGGTTCGGCTGTAAGAGTTTCAGTTAAAATGCCTTTCGTTTTAACTCCTAGTTATAGTTGTATATACAATCAGGTAGCTATAAACACTGGATCAAGTGGCAGTGGTTCACGAGCATTGAGTGTTAATTCTGGTGTTCCGTCATCTGGTACAATATCCTTTTCTGATTTATACAGTTCAATAGGTTCATAATGCCATTAACCAAACTACAGTTTAAACCAGGTATAAACAGAGAGATTACAAAGTACAGCAACGAAGGTGGTTGGGTTGACTGTGATAAGATACGTTTTCGTTTTGGTTATCCAGAAAAGTTTGGTGGTTGGGAAAAGTTAACAAGCAACACTTATCAAGGCACAGCAAGACGTTTACATAATTGGTTAGCACTTGATGGATCAAACTTTCTTGGTGTTGGTACACATTTAAAATACTATATAGAAGAAGGTGGTACATTTAATGACGTAACACCAATTCGTACCTCAACAACAAACTCTACGACTTTTTCTGCTACAAATGGCTCTGCAAATATAACTGTTACAGAAAGTAATCATGGTGCGGCAGAAAGTGATTTTGTAACTTTTAGTCAAGCTGTTAGTTTAGGTGGTAATGTAACAGCAGCAATACTCAATGCAGAACATCAGATTGTATCTGTAACAGATGCTAATAACTATGTAATTACAGTTAGTGTAACTGCTAATGCTTCAGACAGTGGTAATGGTGGTAGTGCAACAGATGCTGAGTATCAAATTAGTGTAGGTCTTAACTCTCAAGTAGGTGGTACAGGTTGGGGTTCAAGCACATGGGGTGGCACAACAGCAGGAGCTTTAACAACTACTTTAGCTGAAGATTTAGATAATAGTGAAACAGCTGTTGATGTTGCAGATGAAACAGGAATAACAACAGACAATGATGTTATATTAGTTGGTGAAGAATTAATGATTGTAACAGCAACAACTGATGATAATACACTTACTGTTGCAAGAGGACATAGTGGCACAACGGCAACGACACACTCAAATGGTGCAACAGTTCGTCTTGCTGTAGGTAATGTTTTATCAACAGATGATTTTGTTGCTTGGGGTGCAGCAGGTATTATTGCAACAGAAACTGAGTTAAGAGTTTGGTCACATGACAATTTTGGTGAAGATCTTTTAATAAACCCTAGAGATGGTGGAATTTATCTTTGGGATAAAACAAATGGCCTATCTACACGAGCCGTGGAACTGAGTACATTAGCTGGTGCAGCAAATACACCGACTATTGCCAAACAGGTCCTTGTAAGTGACATCGATAGACATGTGCTTTGTTTTGGCACTAATACATATGGAACCACGACCCAAGATCCATTGTTAATTAGATGGTCTAATCAAGAGTCTGTAACAAACTGGACAATCAGTTCAGACACAACTGCTGGTAGCTTAAGACTTGGATCTGGATCAGAGTTTGTACAGGCCATAGAGACAAAACGTGAGATTCTTGTGTATACAGATACATCATTGCACTCGTTACGTTTTATTGGTGGTGACTTTGTTTTTGGTATACAGCAGATTGCATCAAATATTACGATCATGGGTCCAAAGGCTGCTGTGTCTACAGAGGACTTTGTATTCTGGATGGGCAGAGATAATTTTTATGTATACGCTGGTGGCACACAAACTCTACCATGCACAGTCAAAGATAAAGTGTTTCTTGATTTTAACGATGAACAAAGAGACAAAGTTGTTGCTGGTATAAACTCAGAGTTTGGTGAAGTCATATGGTTTTATCCATCAGAGACTAATTCACTTAACAATGGTGGCACGGGCGACATAGATAAATATGTTGTATATAACTATAACGAAAAGGTTTGGTACTTTGGCACATTAGCTAGGACAGCATGGATTGACAGAGGTATACGATCTTTTCCAATAGCAGCAGGAACTTCTTATTTATATAATCACGAAACAGGGTACGATGATGATGGTTCTGCCATGACATCATTTATTGAGTCAGCACCAATGGATGTCGGTGACGGGGATAAATTTAGTCTTGTACAAAAGGTTATACCAGATTTAACATTTGAAGGATCTGTAAATCAGAGCACACCAGTTGCAAACTTTACTTTAAAGGCAAGAAATGAACCCGGAGAAGATTATGGTAATTCTTCTGCGGGATCTGCAACACGCACAGCTACATCACCTGTTGAGTTGTTTACTAATCAAATAGATTTAAGAGTTAGAGGTCGTTCTTTTGCTTTACGAGTAGATTCTGACGCAACGGGCATGAAATGGAAGTTAGGCTCACCAAGAGTTCATATTAGACCGGATGGGAGACGTTAATGGTTTATGGTAATTTAGGTGTAACTCCCCCCAGACTTCCAGAACCACCAGCAGACTTCGCAAGAGATCCATTAGTTACTGCTAGTTACATAGGCGATCTTATTCGTGCGTTAGAAGTTTTTATTAATCAACAGCAAAGCACTGAAACTGAAGAACAATTAGAAACAATTAGTTGGTTTATGGGTCAATGACAATTAGATACAAAAATGCAAAAGTAGATTTAACCACAACTAACGCAACGGATGTTTTTACAATGCCTAATGCTACAACGGCTGTAATAAAATCCATATTAGTTTCAGAAGATAGCGGTAATGCAGATACAATTACTTTAACATTGACAGATTCAGCAAGTGCTATATTTAGTTTGTTTAAGGTTAAGGCTGTAAGTGCAAATACAACGGTTGAATTATTAACAGCACCTTTGGTATTAGCAGAGTCTGAAAAAATAACAGCACAAGCAGCTACAGCAAATCGTTTACATGTGGTTGTAAGTTACATGGAAATAAGTTAAGGTAAGGTTATGCAAGAGGGTATTACATCAGTCATTGACAGCAAACCAGATTATGAACTTGAACCCATAGGCATTGCTTCTTTTCAAGACCAAGCAGAGAAGCTTGCTAATATGGGCCGTAATGGTGATACATATATAGTTCACGCCGCAGAAGGTGAAACTGTATTGCCTATGGAAGTATTAGATGCAAACCCACAGCTAAAGAACATGTTGTTTACACAAATGCGGGACATGGGCATTGAACCAGAACGCTATATTGTAGGTAATCAACTTAACTCTATAAATCCTATTACAGGTCAACCAGAATTTTTTCTTAAAAAGATATTTAAAGGTTTAAAGAATGTAGGCAAGGCATTAAAGAAAAATGCTTCTGTTATATTACCGCTTGCTTTAGGTTATTTTGTTCCCGGCATGGGTAAGATAGCCGCAGGCACATTAGGAGCTGGTGTTGGAAGTTTAATAGAAGGCGATGATCCAAGAGAAGCTTTACGAAGTGCAGCCCTTGGTGGTTTGTCAGGAGCAGCTTTAGCCGCTATGTCTCGACCGGGAATATCAGGTGATGTAACACAAATGAAACTTTTTGGACAAGATTTAAGAGGCGGTCAAGGTTTTCGTCCGGGAACTTTCAGAAACCCTTTTACACAAGCGCAACAGTATTTTGCTTCAGGTACAACAGATGCTGATAAATTTGCTGATCCTACTAGTTTTGAGTTTCCAGAAGGTCAAAATTTAAGCACACAAAATCAAGAGTTTAATCAACAGTTTCTTACAAAAGCAGGTCCTACTTTAAAAGCGGCAAACCAATCACAATCTTACTCAGATTTATTAGATTTTGATTTACAAAATGCAAAATCTTTAAAAGACATTCAATATTCTTCTATACCCTTTACAGATAATTACACTTTAAGAGGTCCTAGTGTTGATGATATATTTAATTCTAAAGAGTTTAAAATTTTAACAGACCCAAGAAATCCTGCACGTTTGACAGGTGATAAAGCTTTGGCTGCTTTACAAAAAGAATACACAGGTCCTAGCTTTTTACAAAAGTACGGCATACCACTTGCAGGCATAACAGGTGCTGCTGCATTAGGTGGGTTCTTTAGTGCACCTGAAGAAGAACCCGAAGAGGAAATACTAACAGGACAAGATTTAATTGATGAGGATCCTGACAAATATTATATTGATGTAGCAGCACAGCCTTTTGTAGACAAAACACAAGTTGATAGTGTTTACGGAATACCTTCATTACCAGAAATGTCGCCTTATCCTATACCGACAATGCCGGTTTTTGCAGCTAAGAAAGGCGGAGCGGCCTTTCCAAGAAGAACAGGTGGTATAGGGCCGGGTCTTGGTTCTGGTAAAAAGGACGATGTACCTGCCATGTTAATGGATGGTGAGTTTGTTATGACAAGAAAAGCTGTTAAGAATGCAGGTAATGGTAGTTTAAACAAAGGCATAAAGAATATGTACTCTTTGATGCGTAACCTTGAAGCAAGGAGAGCGTAATGGCAGAAACAATA